CTCCAATGGACCTCGGAACATCAACTGGCGTCCCGTACATGAAGTGGGCCCAGCCTACTAAGATGCGAGGAAAACGTGCGTTCTTTCGGGAATGCACCGATTCCACTCCTCAAGAAATGAAGTACGAGATTGACGTCGACCGCGAAGTTAATGGAATTAAGATTGGCGTCGAGCTGATCAAGAACATGGAAGAGAAAGAAGCTCTGTTGCGTGAAGGATGTGTTCCATTCTACGTCGCGACGGAGAATCTAAAGGACGAGCTCGTGTCCTTGAAAAAAGTACGAGCAGCGAAAACACGAACGTTTGAAGGAATGCCCCTGGACGTGCTGATGCTTTCTAGGAAGTACTTCGGCATGTGGACCATGGCAATGCAGCAGAATTGTGTGGAAAATCCGATTTCGGTTGGACTAACCACCCCTGGAGCTGACTGGGTTCGGCTTTACCACCGACTCAATAAGTTTCCGAATATTCTAGCTGGCGATTACCAAGCATGGGACGGCAAACTAATGGCAGAAGTGATGTTCGCAGCTGGTGAAGTTATCAATGGATGGTACTCACGCAACGAAAAGAACGAGGCAGACAATAATGTCCGTCGCGCATTGATTGAGAGTTGGGTTCACACCTACGTCTCAGTGGGCGAGAATCTCGTACAGACGCACCAGGGTCTTCCCAGTGGTGTCTGTGTGACAGCTCCCCTAAATTCTTTGTGCAACTGGATCTACTTGATCTGCGTAATTCTGGAAGAAGCAGAACGACAAGAAGAAACCATCTCGGACGACGACATCAGAAACCATTTCGAATTTGCCTTTTACGGAGACGACCATGTCGTGTCTGTGTCTGAAGAGAAGAAGCACCTACTGAACTTTCGAATTATGAAAGCCTGTATGGATCGCCATCTGATCGGATACACTGACTCGTCAAAGTCAGACCGTGTGGATTTCGATTTTGAAAAGTTGACCGAAGTGACGTATCTGAAACGTCGTTTTGTCGTTAACTCGTTCAGCGATGTGCGCGCCCCACTTAACCTTGAGTCCATCTTGAAACAGATGAACTGGACTCGGAAGCGAGAGGGCGCCACCGCTGTGAGTTCACTCATGGAGCATTACGATTCGTTTTGCACTGAGTTACACCAGCATGGACCTACTATCTATAAGGAGAACGTCGAGATCTTCAACGCGGCCATTCGCAAAGTTCAGGATGAACAATGCAATCAAACAGCCGGTCTCGTTGAGATTACTCAGACTTACGACTACTATGAACAGGAGTACTCGAAGAAAATCGGAGTGCATTAAGCACCCTCTACCGACTACTCTATGCGACTACCGTGATATAGGCGAGAATTGGCAGGAGATCAAGCGTACCCTCGGGTCAGGATTGAGGCTTGGAGCGTGTCACTAAGACCGTACCCCTCTCTTGAACCTTTGAGCTTAGGAGCGCCCCACTAAGGGTTCCCTGTTTCAACCATCTAACACGAAGAAGTTTAGCTGCATGCTTGTGGCTATTCTTATTTTTAGTAAACATCAAAAAAAAAAAAAAAAAAATACGGAAAGCAAACCGTCGAAAACCCAGCAACACAACAAACTCTTT